GTAGTCTATGTGCTTATAGTGTGGGAGGATAAGATCAATGGAGAGTAAGCAAGTAAGCGGGAAACAAGCTATTGAGTACCGCAACTATAGAAGGGCAAGAGACCGAGCTTTAGTACGCCTGTCTCATTTATACGCTGACGCATACAAGCAGTTGCTTGTGGAAGAGAGGGAAGTAGATGAGCAAGAGGGCAAGAAGTGGGTTGGTATTGCTGATAATACCCGTCTTACTATTACTACACGTACACGGGCGAACGGAGTCCCCGATGTTGCCGGACGTACCGATTATGAAAGCCCGGACGAAGGCTACGATGGAGGAGAAGCGTGAGAACAAGGCACTTATCATTAGTTACCTCAACGCACTCGGTTACAACGATAGTCAGATCAGGTGTGCCGTCACCTTATGGACCCGTGAGAGCAGGCTTGACCACCTCGCCGACAACCCAAGATCAACAGCTTACGGAATTGCTCAGCTCCTTAGAGAACGTAGTAGCGAACCTGAATTACAAATCCTCCACGCTGTTAGATACACTGAACACCGCTACTCAGGCAGTTTCTGCAGCGCTCTCCGGCACTCAGATCGAGTCGGCTGGTACTAAAGTGTGATAGAGTAAGAGAGCTAAGGTTTCCTAACCCTTTTCCTTAGCACAATAGAAGCCCCATCAGGACGGGAACTGGTGGGGTTTCTGCTTTCCCAAAGACAAAAAGCCCTAGCCATTTAGACTAGAGCTTGTTGCCAGCACTCTCAGCAACTTGCTGCCGAGGTACATAAATCATAGCACTATCCGCCAGTAGAGTAAAATCCTTTACCCTTGAAGGTGACGCCAGGTGAGTCCCACTTACGGATCATAGGTATGTGGCAGTCAAAGCAAGAAGGCTCACGAGGTGTCTCGTGGATAGAACGTTCAATAGTTAATACGCTGTTGCACTCAGGGCAACGATAGTCATACTGCATTAGAGCTGCACCGCTTCCTCTATGGGTAGATAACCTACTAACTTGCTTACCTTATTAGAACGTGAGAACTCAGTAGTCGCTGGCATCCAGTGGTTCAACCACTCAGGCTCTGGCACATCCATCAAGTCAAAAGAAAAGACACCTTGCGGTGTCGAGTTGATGTAGTAGGGGACAAGATCTCGCTCTGCTGCTTGTGTTATCAGCTTGCGATACTTCATCTCCTCTATCAATAGCGTGGGATAGTGGGTATGCCTACACTTTAACTCTATGTAATGGCCTGCTTGGTGTGAGATGCAGTCAAAGGCATCATAGATACCCGGTGCTTTCTCAAGGTCAGGGTAAAAACCCTCACGCAAGAAGGTAAAGAGTAGCTCCTCGTTCATTGCCAAGGGGAGATCCCGCCTAGTATCTCTTGCAGTTTACGCAAAGAGTGAGCACACCTACGATCTGCTGTAGAGATAGCACACTCTAAGTGTCCTGCTATCTGTTGCAGTGTGAAGTTCTCGTGGTGGCGCAGGCGTAGCAGGGTCTGATCTTCTACCTCTAGTTGAAGGTAACCCTTCTTGATGTCAATAAGACTTGCCAATAGGTTGCCACCTTCTGATGGTGATGACCTACCCTTGGGTTGTCCATCTTGAATCATCTGCTGTACCTGCTCTAGTACTGTGCCATCAATGACGGATGCAATAACAAAAGGTAGTAGCTGACCTAAAGTAAATGACTCGTAGTACACCTCATCTGTGGTGTTGTATCCAGACTTGACAGCCTTCTCCTTGCGAGCATAGCGTTCTGCTACACGTCTCATCTGCCAGGCTATGCGCTGCTCGTTGTGCTTGCGACGCTCTTCGATAGGCTCCATTAGATCTACGTTGTGGTCATTGGCCCTAGTCATAGCCCAAGCCATACACTCCTGCTTGATATCATCACGCTCAACATAGTTCTTATACCTACGATAGATAGTGTTGGCAACACTAGGTACTAGGTCATAGATTACTGGATGCAGTTCAGTCATTGTCCTGCACTTCAGGCCAGACACCATCGAGTACCATCATTGCAATGGCTGAATAGTTCAGTAAGTCTAAGAAGGAATCACGCAAGGACTCATTGCTTGGCTTAACGCCAGAGTCTAGTAAGTTATTGATGCGAGCTATCTTGTCCCACATACGTACACGCAGACCATTAAGTGGTCCACCTGGTGAGTGAGCAATGTTCTTTGGGCCGTAGTCGTGATGCTTACGCACCAGTAGGTTACCTGCCTGGTCCATAATGCGCCAGACATCTGCAATAAAGGCAGCATCTATCTTGTCGGTGTAGGTTGTATCAAGAGTGTCTCGGTTTCCATATTGATCTCTAGGATCTGAAAGCCCATATGCTGCAAAATCTGTACCATCTGTTGCCATTCGTTTTTACTCACCCTTCTCACCTACTAGCAAAGCACGTGTGGCATCTGCCCCGTGCGCTAGGTAGTAGTCGTTGATATCCATACCTGCTGGTAGTGTAACGATAACTGAGTTCATTACCTCGTTAGCCACACGCTTAGCAAACTCAGCTCCTGGGTTAGACCCATCCTCTTTCACATCGTTGTCACCTACCACATAGATAGTTTCGTACCCCGCAAATAGCTTGGGAAAGTGTGGCTTCCAAGCAGCAACACCTGGCACACCCACTGCTGGGATACCAAGCACACCACTAGTAATGACTGTATCTAACTCACCCTCACACACAACAACTCTAGGTGAGTCAATAGTAATATCGCATACGTTATACAGGTGTGACTTCTGCCCTGTCGGGCTACCATACTTAGGCTTACCCTCATCGGTACGTCTGAACTTAAAGCCTACACAACTACCGCTGGCTGTGATGTATGGAATAGATATCCAACCCTCATAACTCTCGTGTCCGTTCATTGGTTCTGTGATGGTACCCAACTGAAAGCGTGCAGCTACCTCTTCAGAGATCCCACGTTCTGCGAGCACGCCTAACGCCAGAGGCGTTATTGCCTGAGCGTATCGTTGCGCCGCTTCCAGCAGCGATTTCGATTGCACGTTTGAGACCATCTTTGAACTCCAAATTCTCTAGTATGCAGACTAAGTTAACTGCATTGCCACCCTTACCGCAGGTATGGCAGTAGTACAAGTTGTCGTACGTGTTGATTACCGCTGACCTACGACTGTCATTGTGCAGGCAACATCGAACCGAGGTTGACTTGCCTTCTCTTACCTCGCCACCATAGTTAGATACAATCGGACCTATGGGGATTGTGTTTGCATCAACGGAACCTTTGAACCTTCCCGCTTTACGTACCCTGGACCAGTCTTGTGCTGGCATACGCACCCCTTAAAGTCGCACTTGTCGTGCCACTTCGAGGCACGCTTATAGTGGCTGTCCCTGTTCTCTGCTCCAGCTTTAAGACAGTTCTGGCAAATCATCTTCATCCTCATCTGGTACAACTTCTGGTACAACTTCTACTTCTGGTACTAGTATCTCTGATGTTGTTATTTCTCCACCTGGTACTGGCATTATTGTTTCTCCTTAATCCATTGTGCTAGGTCTTGGATGACCCAGGCTTTTTCTATTCCAGCGTTGCGACGCTTAACTATTACATAGTGCAGTGGGACTTCCCCAAGGCCACGTGCATTAGCATAGTTAAGCGCCTCAACCTCTGCTTCTCTCCAGAATTCAGGCAAGGAAAGTGTTGCCCTGTTCTTGAGTTCAAGGATGTAAGTTTCTCCTGCGATAACAGTTACGATGTCGCCCTCATCCTTTGCCCCAGCCTTAGACAAACGCTCTGCTATGACTCCGCATTTGCGTAGCCACTTCATTACATCTGTCTCAAACTGAGAACCTTTAGTCTTGTTGTACTGACTCATCTACCAGTACAACCTTGTTGATCTTGTAGACCACTTCACCAGTCTCATCTTTGACCAGTTCGACAACACCAGATTGAAGCAACGCACCAACGAAGTTGGTTACATCTACCTTGAGTGCATCTAACTCAGCACGCAAAGCATCTATCTTTAGGTTGTCTCTGTACTTATTGGTTAACTCTGGTTCAGACATTGTATCCTCCTTGGTATCCTGCAATCGCATCTTTTCTTAACATCCAACCAAACTCATCTTGGTCGCCTATCTGTACTGCTGCATAGTTTACTAGAAGCTGTGCATATTTCTTGCCATCTGCTGTGTGTGGCCCAAATCTATTCTTGACCGCTGCAACCTTTAAGGTTGCCTGACTTGGGTCATAACCAAGAGTAAGTATCAGAGCAGGTAACTGCGATACCTTGCCGTGGATAGCCCTACGATGAGGTGGCTCAGATGGTGAGCCATACTCTGACTGTTCTGATACGTGGTGCAGGACCATTACGCACGCCTCTGTCTTGCGTGCCATATCGTGCAGCTCCATCATAATTGCACGAAGTCCTGCCCACTCGTTATCAGTTTCTGCTGATACATTCATTAAGTTATCTATCACTATCAACTCTGGTGGTATTCCGTAGAGTTCTACGTAGGCACGAATCTCTAGTTCAAGATCATCAATAGATGGTGATGAGTCGAATACCCATTTGATGTGTGAAACCTTTTCAAACTGGGCATCGTAGTAGTGTGAATTGTTTGATAGGTTTGCCTCAACCGATACCTGTGAGTGACCAGATAAATGTGAAGCAGCACGCATCATTACTGTAGTTGTGTCGGTGTCTGCTGAGAAGAACAAGGTAGGAACCTTTGCTTTGACCGCATAGATCAGGGCGAACATTGACTTACCAGCATTAGGTGCAGCAGCTACCATACATACTTGGCCTCTGCGAAACTTAATACCTTCGGCTGCTAAACCTTTCCACACATCCGGTAGCGGTGTTGCTTTGGTAAGCACACCACTCCAAGCGCGGGATAGGTTAAGCACTTCGGTCCTCCTGATTAAATTTAATCTTGCGTTCTCTGCGGATGCGTCTGCGATCTAGGTCGGCAAGGCCACCCCAGATTCCGTGTATCTCTTTATGAATTCCCCACTCTGCACACTCAGTTCTGTGTGGACAAGAGAAGCAAATAGACTTTGCAATCTTGGCTTCAGTCTGACCAATGCCACCTGATTCTTTCTCAGGAAACCAATAGTCTCCGCCTACTGTTGCACAACTAGGAGCTTCGTATTCCGAAGGCTCCCGCATAATTATCTAACCCAGATTGTGTCGCACTTATCTGTCGCGCCCTTTGGTGTTGAACACATCCAACCCTGCCAAGGACCCTTGGTTGATGTACCGCTCTTGTAAACCATAGGACCGTGCTTGCAAGCGTTACCGCCTGCTGCTACTGGTGCTGGTGCTGCCTGTACTGGTGTTGCATTAAATGCTTGTGCAACTGCTGCAACTGTAGGTGCTGGGGTTGCTGGTGCTGATCCACCTGATAGTTCAAAGCCTGTTGCTCTGATGTTCATTGCATTCATAGCAAGGTCTGCAAGACCTGACTCTAATTCTGTAACTGTTGCTGCATACAAGTTGATGAGTGTTCCATCATTTAACTTGTAATTGATTTGAAACTTTGTTCCCTCTGTAGCCATTTACTTTCCTCCACTTTGTTTTACTGATAGGCGCTGGCTTTCAGCTCCTACCTTCTTAGGGACAAACCCTAATAGTTTTTCTACCTCATCACTGTCAACTGACTCACGCCCTTTAACAGTTGTCCAACTAACTTCGATACCAGAATTAGTAGTACCCAGTAGTCCTTCAAAGGATGTCTTCAAAGAATCCTGTTGCTTTTCTAACTCTTTAATCTGCACTGCTAACTGTAAGTATAACAGTGCGTTCTTGTCAACATCTTCGTCAGCAATAATTACTTCATTGACTGACGTACGTTCTTTTTTTAGACCAACGCATCCCATCTCACCGGTAGCATCATAGAACTTGCAATAGAACTGGCAATAACTTGCATCACGCTCATTCTTCCTTATCTCCGCTGCTTCTTTAACAGCAGACAACCAACCCAATGCTTCCAAGGCCATAGCCTCGTTGTACTCTTCTGTGTGTACCTTGACATCTCGTTCATCACCATCACGTGCGATAGCAACTAGTGATACTCGCTCTACCTTGTGACCATTCTTTGCCAGTAGGTAGCCATAGACCTGCACCTGCCAACGCTGTTGCGTTGATGGGAAGTAGCCAAGGTTTCTAATCTTAGAAGTTTTCCAGTCAATCACATCACCGGTACTTGGTACATAGCAGTCAATGTGTGCTTTCATTCCGTTGTATTCAACTTCAGTTTCT